CTAATACAAAGCGTTTTAACATTGACAAAGGAGAAATAGAAATAAATGGTTATTGGAAATATGAACCAACAACTGAAGAAATAGTAAAATCGCATAATATTGATACCAAGGAATATATATTAAGTCAATACTGGAGTAAACAAAAAAGCAAAGGTTTTCAAGTATCTGCTTGCTTTAAAGCAAAAAAGAAAGAAGAAGGAAGTTATATACAAGATTCATTTACCGAATTTCTTTCTACATATAAACCTAAAGCAAAAGTAATAAATTATTCAGAACATGATATAAACAATACAAATGCATGTTTGATTATAAATAACCAGGATGCACATTGGAATAAGGTAGATATTAATGGTGACAACGATATTGAAAGTAGATTTAATGATGCACAAACACGAATAGAGAAACTTATTATAAAAGCAATTGCTGCAAATAATCTAGATAGAGTAATTTACATCATTGGAAGTGATTCGTTTAATAGTGAGTGGACAGGTAGAACTACACACGATACTCCACAACAAAATGTATTGGATTATTACAAGAGTTTTGAAGCAATATGTAATCATGAAGTGTCAGTTATAAATCTTTTGCTTTCATCTGCACAAAATGTAGATGTAGTGTTTGTAGCGGGTAACCACGATCAGTACGTAGGTTGGAATCTTGCTAAATGGTTGCAAGCTTATTTAGAACGTGCGTCTCAATTGCGACCAATAGTAATCAACAATGCGGTTGATCAAAGCAAGGCAGTTTATCAATCGAATTCTCCTATTGATTTTCCAAACTTTATTTTCCAAGAATTGGTAGATCAAACAGAAACTGATTTTATTGCTATCACGAAATCTAAAAATATCCAAACTTTAGAGTACAATGTTTCTGAAAAAGGAAAATTCACAACTACTCACGATAAAAGAGATACTCATATTTTCGCTGATTACCGTTTGGGAATCCGTATCAAATTTGTGGGAACTAAACTTGCCGCAGGAGATCCAAGAGCTTTCGAAATCCAAAAAGTATGGTCTAATAATATGCCGGTATTTGGAAACGAAATTTTCGCTCCAGCATTTGATGATACATCAGGCATCTTGAAAATCACTTTCCCGAACATTGAAGTGGATGCGACTTGGAAAACAAACATCACTAGCATTGAAGGTGCTACCAAAGGTTCTATCGTTAGAATCAAAGGAAACACTGGATTGGCTGCAGCTAAAAACTTGGTTGATGGCGGAACATTAGATTTGGCTTCCAACTTTGATTTATCATCTGGAGGAACCATTGTATTGTTCGTGAATGCTGATGGAAGCTTCAAGGAATTGAGCAGAACTACTGCGCCTCCAGTTGCCACAACAACTGATATTGACTTCTCTACAGCTGTATTGGATGTGAAAGGTGGAACTATATTTAGATTCACAGGCGTTGCCGATACTACTATCACAAACATCTTAAATCCTGTAGAAGGTAAAACTATTAGAATCTACGGAACTGACGAAGTTGATGTTGATTTGACTGTTGCCGATGTAGCTGGTAAAATAGACGTAGCTTCAAGCGCCGTCTTGGGAGATAGTAACGATTATATCCAATTGACAGTTGTTAATGGAATCTTCGTAGAAACTGGAAGAAGTATAACTGCTTAGTAAAATAAGCTCTAATAACATAAAATTATGTACGTAGCAACAAATGTAGCCAAGCCCGCAGGAAAATCTGCGGGGGCAGCTGCTCCAAAAGAGCCAAATGTATCTATCATTGCGATAAAAGATATTCTTACTTGGCCACAACGTGATGACAAAGGTGTTCTTGTAGCGGGAAATATTATCCTTAAACCAGGAGCGAAAGCCATCAGTGTTTATATGACTTCTTCCAAAATCAAAGCGCCTTATGAAAGCGATGGTGACGAAGACAGCATTTCATTGAAACACAAATTCGAAGGAGAACATCCTGGTAACGAATTGGAAATTGCAGAATTCATTCAGAACTGGATGGGTGAGCCTTGCGTGATTATTCACGGAAGTTGTCAAGACACTTTCCGTAAAATTGCGGGAACTAAATGTGCTCCAATGCAATTGAAACCATCTGGTCAGGATGATAACGATGGTCGTAAGCATATGCTTGTTTTTGAGCAATTCGCCAAAACAGGTTCTTTGCCTGCTCATTATACAGGAGTGATTCCTGTATTGGATCCGTTCACTGTGGTTTCTTCTGCTGCAGTAGCTTTGAGCCCTGCAAATGGAAACGTGTATCAATTGCCTAGCTTGGCGGTTACTGCTTTAATAGCCGTTGCCACAAGCACATTAGAGCACGGTGATATCGTGACTTTGATAGGTGGTGGCGGTGTTGCTCCTGCAACATTGGCAACTGGTGTGGCTGATAAATCAGCATTATTGGTAGCTGGAACTACTTGGGTAGGACTTGCCGGAGCCGTAATTCACTTAAAAGTATTCAAAGCCGGTGCAGTGACTCTTTTTATAGAGCAATCCCGCGGATAGATATTTTGGTTAGTTAGTTTTTTTTGAAAAGCACGTCAGTAATGGCGTGCTTTTTTTGTTGTCACAGTATTTTTTGGTGGTAATTACCAACTTTACAATTCATAAAAAGATTGGTCGATGGAAGCTAAAGATAAAATCACGGAGGATTATGATTTTTATATCGCTCAATTGCTTTCGCATCTTGATTTAGAAGATAGACTTATCGTTTGTAAACTGCTTCAAGAAAACTATAGAAACGGATTTTTGAACGGAATGGCTATTCGACCAGTTGAAATTAATACTAACCAAAATATACTATTATGAAAACAAAAGTTATCGAGTTCTTCCAGAACTTGCCCGAAGCTCCACACGAGCAATTTAATCAGGCCTTTGCGTTGTATCGCGAATCCGAAGGGAAAAACCAAGCTATAGAGAGAGCCGTCAATGCTCGTGGGTATTCACCAAGCACATTGGATAATCTATTGTATGATTTGCAAAAACTTCACGGAATTACTGATGTGGAGAAGGTGAGTATTCCGGTTGTAGATATCGGTAAAAAGGTTACTAATTATTCTGAAAATGATTTAGAAGTGATTTCTAATCTATCAGATGATGAGATTCTCCGATGGTCTAAAGGGGAGATTATTTCTTTTGAAGAGATCAAGGATGTTTTTGATTACGCTGTTTCTGTAGAAAATCACGAAGCAATCGCTATTTTGACAAAAATAATTGCTTTAATAGAGCAAACTCCAGAAGATAGTAAAGATGGTGTTTTGCAATTAAATCCTAATTCAGAAGTGCCAGGAACACAAGAACAAACTGCTGATGTTAGTACAGAAGTTCCTCCAGTTAGTACAGAACCTAATCCGGTAAGTACAGAAGCTGCATTGAAAGAAGAAAATGAAACTTTAAAATCTGAAAACGAAGATTTGCAGTTCGAAAAAGAGGAATTGGAAAATGAAAAAGAGGAATTGGAGGACGAAAACGAGGAACTAAAAGCCGAAGTGGAAACCTTGAAATTGGCTCCAAAATTGGACGCAACACAAATTCGAGTTGAATTTCCTTTCTTGAACAACAAAGATTGTCCGGATGAATTGAAAATATTAGTTACGGACAAAATCACGGCTTGGAATTTCTACTTAGGATGCCAATACGAATTGGCTAGAATAGAATCAGGGGAAATTGTAGAAACGGATTTGCGTAAAGCAGATTTGGCTAAGAATGCCATAGATGCTTTTACCGAAAATCAAAAAATATACGATGAGTTGAATGCGTATCAAACTACTGGGAAAGTTCTTGGATTGCATCCTATTTTCAAGAAATTGCAATTGACTCGCGAAGTCGAAACAATGACCAATGAAGAACTGATTAAATACAAATCGGCTTCGGCTAAGTATTTTTCGGATAACAAAGGATTATTGGCCAAGGCCGTAAAAGCCAAGAACGAAACAAGAGTATTGGAAATACAAAATCGTGTTGCCGAGAGAGAAGTGAAATTGGCTTTGGTCAACAAGAAATTGGGAGTGAAATAAATGGCATTATTCAATTACCACGATTTGCTGAAAAAAAAAGAGGAAGATATTCCTCCTACTGAAAAGCAGGAGGAAATTTTCACATCAAAATACTTGGCGGCGCATTACCAAAAAATAAGTTCCTTGGAAAATGATTTGTTGCGGGTGCCAATGCCGGAGGAGTTTCTGTTTTTGCAAAGTGATACGGCTTTCAATGCTTTTACGTTCATTCCGCTGGTGGCGAAAGTATATCCTATCAGGGAACTGCACGCCTCGACCTACAGTCTTAGCCGAAAGGTTATTGATGCGTTGATAGAAATGCACGACACGGGCAAAATTGAACGCATTACGCTATTGGTTAGCGACAGTATGATCAAGCGGAATCCATTGGTAATTGACAATCTTATGGCGATGGCGAAAAGCCGACCGAATGTAACGGTGCTTTATGCTTGGGTTCACGCCAAAGTTTGTTTGTTGCAAACTCACGATCATCATTATGTTATTGAAGGCTCGGGAAATTGGAGCGAAAACGCCCAATATGAGCAGTACACTTTTGCTAATAGCAAAGGTTTGTATGATTTTAGAATGAAATTATTCACGGATAGTAAACTTAAAAAATATTGATATGTGGACACCCGAAGAAGTTAAACCAATAAAATCAATTAGGTCAAATATAACTCCTAAGAAAAAAAAGAGAAAAAAAACTAAAAAAACGCATCGATGACAAAACTAATCTACATCATCATCAAATTCCTATTAGGAATTATAGCTTTTGTTTTTGGATTATTGGCATTGGTGGTCGTTTTTATTATTTCCTGCCCTTTTGTTCTGTTTTCAAAAATCAAAACTAAAACCAAAAAATATTATGAAAAAATTAGGCTTCATTTTTATTGCAGTATCTCTGGGTATTGGATTTATTTCTAGTATTTATCCGTATTCAAAGTGTTTTTATGCAGGGATTGGATTGGCAATTGCAGTTTTCGTGTCTGGAATATGGGCTTTTATGTTGCATTGTGCTCCAGAAGAACTAGGAATGCCAAAGTATGAGAATCCTCCTGCTCCGCCAAAGAAAACATCTGCGTGTCTAAAAGATGCTGAAGAAGCTTCAATTAGGCATGCTCTTAGAAAAGATAGAGGGATTACAATTATTCGCCCTGAATTTCCTAAAGACAGAAACTAATGGAATTCCTAGAACTCAAATTTTCCGAAGAAGAAATGACCTCCATTCACGACTTGGCGGGGTGCAATTATTCGCCTGAGAAGATTGCGCTTTATCTGGATATGGATAAAAAGGCTTTTTTGCAAGTTTGGAACAACAAAGAGAGTGAAGTTCGTATGGCTTACGAGCGCGGGAAATTAGTGGCTGAGTTCAATATCAACAATAAACAAAAAGAATTGGCGGAAGCGGGGAATATTACTGCAGCGCAGATATTTATTGGTTTGCGTGAAGCCACAGAAATAGAGAGAATTAGAGACCAAATTTTATACGGACACGACGATGCTTATTGATAATGTTGGACTAGATGACTTGAAAGAATTTTTGGAGACGGGAAACCCCGAAAATGCTCCAGAAGCTATTGTGCAATATGTTGAAATGCTGGGCAAAATTTATAGTATGACTTTGCGCATCGATAAATTTGGTAGCAAGGAAGCCGTACTGAAACATTTAATTGCATTCGAGGGATTGAGTAGATACAAAGCTTCGGTTTTGTATAATGAAACTTTGGAATATTTCTATACAGACAAAGAGGTTTCGAAGAAAGCTTGGCGCAATTTTTACGCTTCCATTCTTGATCAAGAAATCAACTTCTCCAGGAGAATCAAAAAAGATACTGCCGATTCGAAACGAATTGCCGATATGGTGGAAAAAGCCGCTAATATGAGAGGCGCATTCGACGAAGAAATCGAAGAATTACCAGAAGAATTGTTCCGTCCTCCGTTTATCGTTTATACTTGCGACACTCAACTCCTTGGATTGCCAACGGTTGATAGAAATAAACTTTCTGCTCAAGTAGATAAATATGCTGAGCTTTCAGAAAAAGAAAAAATACAAATTAAACGTGAAGCCCAAATTCTTCCAATAAAAATATTCCCAGATGAGCAGGAGGACGCACGTAAATCTTGATGATGACAGAGTAACTGGTCAATATGCTTCTTGGATAAAGATGGCTATTGATATTATTTCTCCTAAAAACTTGTATCTCATTGCAGGTCGTGCCACTGCGAAAACTTCGGATATCATTGCCGAACGTTCGATGGCGATTTGTAGAGATATGCCACATAGCAAGTTAGTTTTTGTTTCAGACACATATGTGAATGCCTTGAAAAACATCACTCCTACACTTATCGAGGGATGGAACCGTAAAGGATGGCGCGAGGGAATTCATTATGTTACGGATTCGAGACCTCCATCCCATTTCAAAAAATGCTACAAGCCGGTACAAGATTTTAAACATACCATTTATACTTATTTAGGAAACCTTTTCAATATTGGAAGTTTAGATCAACCAGGCGGATTGGCTGGAGATTCCTTTCAACATCGACTTGGTGATGAAGCACGCTTGCTAAAAAAAGTCAAATTAGACAAATTAACTCCTGCTTTGCGTGGAGAATATGCGCAATTTGGTACTTCGGTCTTTTATCGTGGCAATACATTTACTACGGATATGCCCAATGTTCTCCTTGGAGATGATGATTGGATTATGGCGCAGGAAAAGAATATGGATTTAGAGCAGGTTAAAAATGCACTGCAGGTTGGACTAGTTCTAAATGAAATCAAACGTGAACTATTGGCGGCTATTCAAATTAAGGATTATGCAGAAGTGGAGCGTTTGAAAAAACAATTGGTAAAATGGACGATGCACTGGGTACGTGTGCGCAAGGATCTAACTTTCTTTTATGTGGTTTCGTCTTTTGTGAATGTTGACATTCTTACCGATGGTTTCTTTGCGGATAGCTTGAAAGCTTTGGGAATTGAAGAATTTAAAAGTGCCATTTTATCTTTTAAAGTCAATATCACGAAAGGCGAGAAATTCTACGGTAATCTTGGCGAGCATCATTTTTATGATGATGGCGTGATTACAGAATATTACAATAAGTTTTCATTGACGGACGAGATTGAGGAAAGTAGTTTGGCATTGCGATACATTAATCACGATGCGAAACTAGAATGCGGTGTAGATTTTGGCGATATGTGTAGTATCGTAACGGCACAGCCTAGAGGGAACTACTTATATTGCCTAAAAGAATTCTACACATTGGCTCCGGAGAATGAAATCCAATTAGGAAAGAAATTTACTGATTTTTATAAATTTCACAAGGTGAAAGTGCTTGATATGTACTATGATCGTTCGGGTAATCAGAACAGCAAAACGAAACGGGACTGGGCGAATGCCGTAAAAAATGCTATTGAGTATCAAGGTGGAGTTTCGACGGGTTGGACTGTCAATTTGATGTCTGAGAATCAAGCCACGATTTACCAAGACGAAGAGTTTGCTTTCGCCAAAGCCTTTATGGGAGAAACGACTCCTGGTCTATTGAAACTAAAGATTGATAAGTTTCAGTGTAAGTGCCTAAAAAGTTCCTTAGAACTCACGAAAATCAAATTAAAATCTTTCAATACTACAGGAGCAAGGACGTTGTACAAGGATAAATCTTCTGAAAGTTTGCCTTTGGCTTCTAGGCCTATGTTTTCTACAAACTTTTCGGATGCATTTAAGTATTTGATTTATCGTAGGAACTTTGTGGAGATGGTTAATCCGCATTCACAATATACCGGAATGGACCCGAGTGTGGGGGATTAAAAAAAAGTTTGTTATTTCCGTAATTATACGGAAATTATTATTATATTTGGTAAAAATTTAAAATCTATGGAATATTCATTAAAACAATTATTTAGTATAATTGATGGTAGATTATCAACTAAAATAGAGGATGTTTATCAAATTTTAACTTTTTATACAGGAAATCCAATCTATACTCACGAACTTATAGATGTTATAGAATCTATAAAAAATAATAAACCTGATTGGTTTATAAATGCCGAAAATAAAATTGATGAAATAAAACTAGAAATAGGAAATGATTTCAATTTATTGATGAAAGAAATAGATGAAAATTATTCAAACACATCTTTTCAAATCCGTCCAATTAACTCATAATTTATGAAAACTCAACCGAAATCAAAAACATTCAGCGCATTGGCTACTCTAAAAGCTACCCAAGTGAACGTAAAAGAACAATTGGGCGATAATTATGAGGAATTGGTAAAACCATACGTGACCATCGTTGAAATGGTAATGAAAGCGAATGGCATCAATGAATTTGATGCAATGAAAAAAATTAAGGACGGAACGGAACTTTACAAAAAAACGGATGCTCCGGCTTTTTTTGCTTGTGCTGTTGTTGAGATCACGGAGGCGAAACATTTTGTGGGGTTTAAAGGATAGCGATATGTATTACGATTTACAGCGTCAGGATTTAATTCGATTAATAAAAGGAACTGTTCCTGGTTCTTTCTATGAAGACACTACATTGTTGTTTTTAAAAGAGTTTTATACTTTTACTGAAGATGGCGGCGAATGGAATTTAGACAGGATACTAGATCTAAGTGATGATTCTATTTTTCAATTATATAGATCGATTATTAAAGAGGAAATTAACTAATAAGTGAATTTTATGGAAGATGTTGTTAAAAAAGCCCTAAACAGAATAATTGAGCAAACAAATATAAATAGTGTAGTAATTTCTCCAACTCCTTTAAAAAAATTAGTTGGGTTTGCTACGTATGATGGGAATGGGTATAGTAAAGATGAGATTCCTTCTTGGCTTTCTGCATTTAATGAACAAAATGAAGATAAAAATACTTGGTCAAATATAGTTCAACTCCAAGAAAAACTTATTTGTCAAAAATTAATTAATAATCGAGATAAAGCTTTAGAAGAATTAGTTCGTGAGCGATTGTATAAACTTGGTTATAAATTTAGAAATGACGAACTTTTTCATTTATTTGTTCAAAATCGAATTACAAGAATTGGTGATGATGAAGATACTAATGTTGAATATTTATACTTAGATTATATTTCAGAAGAAAATAGAGGTGTTTTATTAGTTACTTTTTCGAGTAAAATAGATTATGATTATGATACTTTTTCAGGAAAAATAACAATGTCTATTGGATAAAAAACGCTAGTTTTTCTCAAAAAAAGAATAAAGTAAAGTCAATCTCCGCCCGCTTGGGCGGAAAAATTTTTTTCATAAAAAAACGCAGAGCTTCGAGGCTTGCGTTTTAATATTTCCTTCTTCCAAATGGTAAGATGAACTCTTTGCAAATATATATAAAAAAGCCACTAAATCAGTGGCTTTTTGTTTGGAATGATTTTAAAAGTTCGTG